ACTTAAAAAATATTTAAAATGAAAAAAGAAATTAGCCAACAAATTTTTTTTGGTGTTAATGAATTATTAGCTACCGGAATCAACGAAGAAGAAACGGTTATATATTTAAGTTTACACGTATGTAGCTACCAAAACGATATTACGGATATTGTTTTAATGATTGATCAAAAAACTTTCAACGATATGTCAATATCAATTAATAAAACTATAAAAGAATTAAAAAATGAGAAAAATATTTTATAACACTTACATTATCCTAGTTGACGATAAAACCGATATGTATATTGTCGCGCTTGATTGGTCGGAACACGCAACTCTAATATCCGCAAAATGTCATATTGATTATTTAGCAAAGTAACTTTTTAAACCTTTATATTATGAATGTAAATTTAACTACTCCCGCTTTCCCTTGTACTCCTATTAATGATCAGTACAACCGTTTAATAGTACCCAACGCCGGTATTAATAAACTAGAATATTTTGCCCTTGAAATTTTTAAAGTTTATTTTGAAAAAAGGGAATATATTGAAATTTCAAAAATGACTCACGATATTAATGGCAGTACAATATATGAAGGCTATCGCGATGTAATTATGGACTATTGCATAAATGATGCTATAACTTTTTTAACCAAGATTCAAGATAAAACTAAACCCACCGAAAATGAAAAAACTTCTAAATTGGTTACTCTATAATCCAAACGGTCAAGCCGTATTGATTTTGATTTTTGTTTTTTATATTTGCGCCTTATTAGAAAAGATTTAAAAATGGAAAACGACTATAAACCCCAAATTGACAATCTACTTTTAAAACGCCAATATAACCCCCATTACACTCCGTCGCCTGACGATATTATTATGAGCATTGGCGGCAAAAAAACCGGATCGGTTGAAAATTTTGTTACGTTTAGCGGATTACCAAAAACCGGCAAAAGTAGTTTTATTGCTGCATTGGTTGCTAGTGCTTTTTTACCTTGCGACGTATTTACTTTGAAAATAGACTTACCGAAGGATCGTAAAAAAATATGCTATTTTGATACTGAAAGCAGCGATTATGATTTTTACCGTCAAATTAGTAAGATAAAAGAATTTTCGGAACTTAATCAATTACCTGATACGTTTAACGCGTATCAGGTACGCGAAGATAGCAGCCCGTCCATAAGGCGAATGATTGAGCGTTATTTAGAATTAAACCCCGAATGTGCGGTTATTATCATTGACGGCTTGCTTGATCTATTAACCAACTATAACGACGAACGCGAAAGTAGTTTATTAGCTAAATGGTTGAAAAAAGTTACTAAAATTTTTAAGGTATTAGTTATTACTGTATTGCATCAAAGTAAAAGTAATTTAAGTACAACCGGACATATAGGCGCGGCGTCGGATCGGTTCGCGCAATCCACGTTAGACATAGTCAAAGATCGGGATAAAAATACTTTTGTATTATCTAGTCGCTTTATGCGATCCGATAGCGATTTTGAACCTATAACATTAATGAATTTCAACGGTATTTTTCAACAAGTACAAAATGATAGTAATAAACCTACGTTAATAAAAAAAGCCTCCGATTTGGACGAAATGGAAACTAGGCGGTTATGTAGTTTAATTGTAACGATTCCAATGGATTACAACGATATAGTTGACGAAATAATTGAGCGTACCGCGAACGGTAAAACTTTTGCCAAAAACCTAGTAAAAATATGGATCAGTAAAAGTCTTATAATCAAAGATCATACAAACAAATATAAAACGCGCTAACTTTTTAAAACCTTTATAAAATGATATTAATTTTTTTTCGCCGTATGTATTTAATTTTTATTTTATTCCCATTGGCAATATTTTATGCAGCTATTGTTATGTTATGGGTAATACTTATACACTTATACGATATATCAGTAATTAAATTTAAAAAATGAAATATATTTTAACTATTATAATTTGGGAAATATTAAAAAAATTATTTTATAAACTTATAAACAAATGAACTTTGAATTATTAAACACTTTTATTGAATGGTATGCTTTTAAGTTTGGTAATAAATAGCTAAAAAAAACGCCGACAGTTTTTTAGGCTGCCGACGCTTTGACTATAAACCCCCGAAAGGATTAACTTTTTTCTAATACAAATATAGTAAAAATGACAAACAAACAAACGGTTTTTTTTATAATTCAACAACGTAAAATTGCAACTTATCAAGACCTTATTAACATTACAAAATGGCAAAAAATTACCGTACTACGTGCAATCGCCGCTTTAATGGCTACTAAACGAATTAGGCTACTTAAAAAAGATAATGATCGCTACTTTGCAATTAATGATAAACCCCTAAAAAATGCCTAAAAAGGACTATAATATGATAGTTTTTATGTTGGACGGATCAAATCCGCGTAAATATCGTAAAATTACTGATATTAATGACTTTTACCGTTTTGCGGATCGTATTGGCGGCAATTACTTTAATGTATATGATCGTACTACTAAATTGTTTGTAGAACGTATATACATAAAAAAAGGGACGTAAAAACGTCCCTCGCTTTCTAAAAAAAATAGAATGAAATCAAATTATTTACTAACAAAACCCTTTATTAAGACAAAAATAGTTTTTTTTCTGCATTTCTCCTAATTATTAATCCGTCGCTCGGCTTTCCCCCTGAATTGATCCAACGATCAAATTGTTTGGCTACTGTATTTTTATCTGCTCCGCTATTTAATAACTCTAGTAAGGTGCTATCTTTAAACGCGCCTTTTCCTACATTATACGTAAAGCTAGATAATGCTAATAATTGGTTATCAGTAACCGGAACTTTAATTAGGCTTTTAACATAATTAAAATATTGCTCTGCTTCTAACAATAGCCAACGTCTAGCGGTGGCTTTGTCAATTACGTCGCTTTTTTGTACCGGACGTTTTAAATCCCAATTATAACCTGATCCGTAACCGATTGAATATTGTTTAAAATCCCAACCGGCAACCGGCGTAAAACCCTCTAGTTTTCCAATTAAATTGAATAATTTGTCGCTTATTGCTCCGAATGGGGTATTCGTAAGCATAGTCGCTAATTTTTTTCTGATCATAAGTATAATTATCGCGCCAACGGTTAAACCGATTAACACTTTTTTATTTTTGGTCATACAATTATTTTTTTGCATCACTTGCAACCGCTCCCAATAAGAACGTAGCAACTCCGGCAACCGCTTGCCCTATAACTTGCGCCTTACCTGATCCGCTTGTTGCGAAATAGCTGGCAATTGCCGCAATCAATCCGAATATTGTTGTTTTTGGATTTTTCATATCATTATTTTTTTTGTATAAAATCTAATTTAGTTTCAATACGTGCTAAACGATCAATTATTTCGGTATTAATTTTAGTATAAGTTTTTAGATCGCTTTCAATACGATCTAAACGCGATCTAGTATTAATATAAAATCCGCCGGCGATTGCCGCCATACCTAAAAGACTGTAAAGCATTTCCATTGTTTAGTTTTCTTTGTTTAATTCGTGTGTTATTATCGTCCACGCGTTAAATACACTATTTGCAGTTTCTACATTATGAAACAAACCGGCTTTAACTGACTCGTCAATTACTTGTTTAATCAATTTTATTGCATCTTCTTTTGATAACATATTTATATTTTTATATTATTACTACGTTTAATTTATTTTCAATCCATTGTTCTACGTATGCGTTACCGTTCGGCGATACGTTTAATTCAGTATATTCCGGATTATCCATAGTTAAATTACCTTTAACTAATTCAATTTCGGTTTGATCTACTGTACCGGTATATAAAGCAAAAAAGTACATACATTGGTTCAAATGATTATCCCAAGTACCGTAATAATTTATTACGGTTGCCATATATTCCGATCCATTATACCAAATTTGTTTTGGTTGTATTTGTTTCATATTTATTATATTTTTTTTATTATGAAATTAGTTGATAAAATTTATTATTTCCGTCTGCTATTAATATAGTACAAGCATAATTTCCAACAGTAACAGTTGTTGTTAAACTACCAATAAATTTATTTAAAATAAATTGACCTCCTGATGTACTAACTGTAAAACTTACACTTGTTGAATTAATAAAAGTATACATATTATTATTTGCTGATGCCGTCGGTAAAGTAATTGTAGCACCTATTGCACCCGTAAAT